CGAGGCCGGCGCGATGCGCGGCGGCGCAAGCGCCATGTGCGTGGCCACGGAGACTGCCGCGATGGAGGCGGCGGCGCGGCGCGAAAGATCGATGATGCGCTTGAGGTTGTCGTTGTGCGCCACCCAGCCAGAGCGGGCGGCGTAGAGCAGCTCCGGGCCGCGCTCGCCCACCAGCAGCGGGCCGCGCCCAAACGGCCCGCCCGCGGCGCGGGCCTGCGGCTGCGCGGCGGCCTGTGCCGCTGGCTGCTTGCTGCCGCCGAACCAGCCGCGCGCCCAACTGGGCACACGGAAGATGCTGGAGAGCTTGTTCTTCGCCCAGCTGGCGAGATTGCCCATCACGGACTTCAGCCCGTTCCAGAACGATTGCAGCGCCTTCACGCCGGCCTCGAACAGGTTCAGGTTGGCGAAGGCATCGCGCACTGCCGTCAGCGCCGCGTTCAGCCCGCGCTGCAGCAGGCCCGTCCAGTCCACCCCGCGGATGAGCGCGCCGATGTCGAGGCTGGCGATGGTGGTGGCCACCGCCTGCATGGCCGCCAGCGCCCGCTGCGGCAGCCCCGTCAACACATTAATAATATGCTGCACCCGCTGACGCAGGCCCGGGAACGGATCGAAGGGCTGCGTCAGCCACTGCTTGAGCGCCTGCCAGGCGGCCTGCACCCGCGCCGGCAGAGTGACGAAGAAGGCTATGATATCGCGGCCTGTCCGCACCACCCAGGCGATGCCGGCGGCCAGCCGCTCGAGCGCCCAGGCCGATGCCTCGAGGCCGGTGATGAACACGTTCAGCGTCATGCCGCCCAAGCGGCCCAGAATTGCCATCAGCCGGCGCAGCGCCCCTCCGCCGCCCAGCCCGGAGAAAGCATCCAGCAGGTGCCGCCCCGCCGCGGCGAGCCTGTTCCAGATGCCGGCCAGCCGCGCCGAGAGCTGCCCCAGCCCGCCGAACCCGGCCCGAAAGCCGGAAAACCAGCTCGCGCCGATGCCCGCCAGCCAGGAGACGAATGCGCCCAGCGCCGCGCGCGCCTGCACCGCCCAGCGGGTGAGGTCGATGCTGCCGATGGCCGCTTTCATGCGCGCCCAGGCGGCGCGCGCGGCATCGAGCACTGCCGGCCAGTCCACGAGATAGGCGGCGGCAGCGGCCAGCGCGCCGATGACGAGCGTGAGCGGGTTGGCCGCCAGCACCAGCAGCGCCCGCCCCAGCAGCATGACGCCGGAGGCGGCGTTGACGAACACGTTCGTCACCGGAACGGCCATCAGCAGCATGGCCAGGTTGTTCCAGCCGCCGAGCTTGTCCGCCGCCCATTCCAGCGCCGCGCCGACGCGTTTGAGCACGGCCCACACGCCCAGCCCGAACTGCCAGAGGTTCTTGAGCCCCGTGATGATGGACTGGCCGATCTGCCGCGCGATCTGTTGCAGCCGCCCGGAAGCCTCGAGCTTGTTGAAGGTGTCAAGCAGAAACCTGAGCTTGCCCTTCAGCCACTCGAAGACGCCCGAATGCGCCACCATCAGGCGGAACTTGAACCACATGTCCTTCATGTTCGACATCATGCCGTGCCATGTCTTCGACAATTTCTCCATGGCTCCGGCATATTTTTCATTCCAAATCTTCATCAGCGCCTGCTGGATGGCGGCTCTGTCACGGGCCAGCACCGTTAGCTTGCGCTGCTTCATCATGGCGTCAGTGTAGTAATAGGTAATCTTGCCGCCCATCTTCGAGGCGGTGATCCCGAACTCTTTCAGGCGCTCGTTCTCTCCCGTTATCGCATCCGAGATGGCCTCCACAGCCTGCATCAGCGGCAGGTTCATCGCCGCAGCTGTATCGCCCAGCGTCTTCAGGAGACCGTTAGTGGGGTCGAGGCCTCGTGCACGCAAGGTCACGAAGGCCTTCATCACTTCGTTCAGCTCATATGGCGTCTTGACCGCGAATTTCGTCACCCACGCCAGCGCCTCCTTGGCTTTTGCGCTGGATTTCATGGTGCTCTCCAACACCATCTGATATTGCTCGACCTGCGCCGCCGGGCCGACCACCAGCGAGGCGAGCGAGGCGGCGCCGGCCTGCACCGTGCCGTAGATGCCCGCGCCCAGCGCCGCCGCGTGCCCCATCCGCCCCAGCCCTTCACGCGCCAGCGAGCCGGCGCGCCGCAGCCGCGCGCGCAGGCTCACCTGTTTGCGGATCATCTCGTTCACGCGGTGAAGTGCTGCGCGCAGCCGGGCGGCGGCGGAGGCCTCGTTGCCCATGGCCCGCGCCGTGTGTTGGTTGGCCCGGGCGAGCTCCGCCTGCTGGCGCGCCGCCTGACTCGTGGCATTGCCATAGGCCTTCTGCATGCGTTCGTGCTGCTGTTGCAGGCGCAAGAGATGGCGCAGGCCGCGCGTGGCCCTGTCCTGGAATTGCGCGATGATGGAGAGATGCATGTTCATGGCCGCTCACTCCTGCATCGCCCGCGCCTGCGCCTCGGCCAGCTCCTCTTCCAGCGCCGTCTGCGCATCCAGCGCGGCAAGGAACTCCGCCTCGCTCATGTCGTCGAGATCGGCGGCGCTCCAGCCCGACCGGATCATCCAGGCATGCGCCTTCAGGTCGGACAGCCTCAACTGGCCTTCGCCACCTGGGCCGCGCCGTTTTTTCCCGGCTTCGGCTCCGCCTGTTCCGCCGCTTCCGGCGCGCGCCCGAACACCGCCGCCGTCAGCGCCAGCGCGTCCTCCAGCGGCAGCAGCTCGTCGAAGTCGGCGGCGGTGAGCTTCTCGCCGTCGAAGGTGACGTTGGCCACGATGTAGAGCACCTGGGCGCGGGCGAAGTCGCCCTGCGCCAGCCGCAGCGCCTTCTGCCAGCGGCCATGGTTCATGAACCGCGGCCAGCGGCAGACGATGCCGGTGGCGGGCAGCGTGAATTCCTCCTCGCCCTCGTGCCCAGCCCGGTATTTCTTCAGCTTGTCAACGACGCTCATGTTTCATCACCTCCCGAACACCTCTTCGCCGGCCACCTTGATGCTGTTGGCGAACACGTCCACCTCGAGGATCGGCGAGTTCTCGCTGTGCACGCGCTGCACCAAGCGGGTGCAGGTGAACTCCTGCTGGTAGCCGGACTGCTCGGCGTTCTTCAGCGCCTCCAGCTCGGAAGACTTGAACAGGCAGCGCATGACCGCGACCATGGTCACGGAGTCCTCCTCGCTCCAACCGTCCTCGTTCCAGGCGTCCTGCTCCCAGTGCGCCTGCAAGATGACGGCGCGGGCGGGGTTGAGCGTGCGCCGGGCGATCTCCGGATCGACGCTCTCCCAGGTGATGGAGCCTTCCAGCGCCTGCAGCGGACGCGCCGGCGCCTTGAACACCGCCACCTGACCCAGGCTCTGGTGCTCCACCTCGTGCCACTCCAGCTTGGGCAGCTGGATTTCGCGCGCCACGCCGACGAGGGAATTGTCCTCGAGGTAGATGGTGGCGTTGGTGATCTTCGCGTGCCTGCGGATATGCATGGGCATGGGTCAGTCCTCCTTACGGCTGTTCCGCCGTGGCCAGGCCGAGTGGGTCGCGGATCAGCTCGATGTTGATCCAGCGCTCCACCGTCAGCCGCTCCATGATGCCCACCGGCGCCCATTCCAGCTTCCAGAACAGGTGGCCGTCGGCGATGCTCTCCGGGGTGGTCTTCTCGCGGTCGAACCAGAAGCGCCCGTCGTAAATCCACGGATCGTCGCCGGCCTTCTTGCTGGCGAGATAGGAATTGATGCGATCCTCGATCATCTCGATGTTGGCCGGGCTGGCGTTCCTGTCCTTCCATTCGTCGAGGAAGAACAGGATGGCCTCGTCCAGAATGTGCTGGGTGAACAGCACATGCAGGAAATTGCGCATGTCGGTTTTCGTCGGATAGGCCATGGAGCGGTTGCCCGCCGTGTGCGGCCCCTTGCCCCAGCGCTCCTCCGCCGTCACCAGCCCGGCGCCGCGGATGAGCTGGCTGTCGGCGCTGGCGTCGCCCGGAATGTAGGTGACCGTCTGCGCCATGCCCTCGATGCCCTTGATGGGCCGGTTCGATGGGCTGTGATGCGGGCCGTGGGTCATGACCGTGTTCAGCCACACCCCGGCCAGGCGCGGGCTGTAGGGCTGCGGCACCGGCTGGCCGGCCTGCGGCGAGGTGCCGTCCTCGTTGACGACCAGGCAGTGCGGCCAGCAGCCCACGGCCTCGAACAGGTTGGTCTGGAAATCGAAGCCGCCGTTCGGCCCGCGCGCCTCCAGCACCTGCTGCATGGAGGCGCCATGCGGCGCATCGAGGAAGAAGTGCGCGCGGATGCGGCTGGCGATGGTTTCCAGCTCGGCGCGCACGCCGGTGGCCAGCGAATAGCCCGGCGCCAGCAGCATCTTCGGGAACCAGCCGAACAGCTGGAAGCAGGCATAGGCCCACTTGAGCCCCGACGGCGTGCCGTCGGCGGCGAACGCACCGATGATGTCGAGGTTGGTCACCGCCGCCGGGTCGGGCTGGCCGTTCACCTGGTGCTGATCGGGATCGAACACGTTCACCGCCACGATGGTGCCGATGCCGGAGGGGCCGGCATGGTCGAAAATGGCGTCCAGCGCCTGCGGCAGCGTGTAGCCGTCGCGCCACGGGCCGAAGGCGGCGGCGACGTCCGCGCGGCGGCGGATGATGATAGGCTTGTTGATGTAGTCCGCGCGCACCGTCGCGTCGGCATGCGCCTCGTGCACCGGCGCGGTGCCGACGACGAACACGGTGGCATACTTGAGCTCCCGGACAACCTCGCCGCCGATGTCGCGCTCGACGATCTCCGGGCCGAAATAGACGCCATCAGGCATTATTCCGCTCCTTCTTCTTCCTGCGGCCGTCCGCCGCCGTCACCTCTTCCAGCGTGCCGGCGCCCAGCCAGCACTGCACCATGGGGTGCTCCGCCGGCAGCTCCACCTCGCGCCCCGGCGCCAGCGTCACCGTCAGCTCCTTGCCCTCATGCGTGAGCGTCAGGCTCTGCACGGGGCCTTTCCAGCGGTATCGGGTCATGTCACTCTCCCTGTTCAAATCGCAGCGGCCCGCCGGTGCGCGGGGCCAGGCCATGCGCCGCCACCGCCACCGCCGGCACGGAAAACTCCATCTCCCAGCGCCAGATGCCGGCGTTCTCCTCCTGCAACTGCTCGGCCAGCGCGCGGGCCGGCAGCGCCCCGGCGAAACGCCGGTTCTGCAGCGCCTTGCGCACCGCCTCCAGCGCCTCGTAGCTCCCGCCGGCCCCACGTAGCCCGCGCACGAACACCAGCACGGCGAAGCGCATGTCGCGCAGCTCCTGACCCGGGTGCGAGGGGCCATCGCCGCCGTAGCGGGCGCCGGCGTAATGCACGAGCACGGCGAGGTCATATTGGGCCATGTCGAAATCGCCCGGGTTGGCCGGAAAGATGGCGACACAGGCTTCGGACGGCAGCGCCTCCTTCAGCGCCCGGATCATCTCGTCCTCGATGCGCGCGATGATGTTCATCGCCACCCCCTCATCGCTCCCGCCACCCGCGAGGGCGGCATGTCGGCATGCACCCGGCCCACCGGGCCGTCAGCCGCACCGGCCAGTTCCGGCGCGTCTGACGCCAGATCGATGCGCCCCTCCTGCACGCCGCGCAGGTAGGCGAGCGCATCCTCGTAGCGCTTGCGCACCACGTCATCCTTCACACCGGCATCGCCGGTCTCGTCGCGCAGATACCAGCGGGCGATGTCGGCCACCGCGCCCTTCAGCGCCGACGGGATGTCAGCGGCGGGCATCTGCGCCAGCTGCGGGAAGCGGGCAAGCACGTGGCCATCGGCCAGCGAGGCGGCGCGGTCGATGGCCGCCTGCATCCGCGGCCTGTCCACCTGACGGCCGCCGGCGCTGTTCGGCCCGCCGATGCCGGCGATGGCCAGCACCTCGCGTTCGCCAAACAGCGCGATGAAATCCTCGACCGTCAGGTAGGTGCTCATTTGCCCTTGCCGCCCTTCTTGCCTTTCTGTGCGGCCTTCTGGCCGTCGGCCTTACCGTCGTCGGCAGGCTGCTCGCTCTCGGAGGCTTCGGCGCTCTGTTCGGCCTCGCCACCTTCGGGGGCCTGTTCGGCATCGCCGCCTTCTGTCTCGGCCTTCTCCGACGCCGGGGCAGGCGCCTCCACCACGTTGGCGGCCAGCAGCGGCGCGGCCTCACCTTCCGTCAGCGCCACCTCGTCGCCGGGCTGATAGCCCTCGCCGTCATGCAGCAACGGCGACACCACGCGGTATTTCTGCGTCTTGCTCATGACATCCCCCATCAGGCTGCGGTCTGGATCAGAAAGCCGGCATCCGGGCCGACGATCAGCGGCGCGTGCTCGGAGACCACCGGGATCTCCCAGGAGCGCCGGTCGTGGTTCCATGCGCCTTTCTCCGCCATCGGCGTGCCGCGCAGCTGGTAGGTGTAGGCAAACGACGGCTCCACCGAGAAGCTTGCGCGCTGGGGTACGTAGGCGAGAATGATATCGTTGCCCCAGACATCATTGGCCGGCGCATCATCCGGAGCGGTGGCATCCAGGAACACGGCCCCCGCCTTCACCACCCGGGAGATCTCGAAGAACTCGGCCAGCATTTCCGCAGTGATGGATTTGCCGGAGGTATACTTGAACTGCTCCTTCACTTTCGGGTGGCGCTTGAGCGCACGGAACACCGCCGGCCCCAGCAGCATCAGGTTCGGATCGCGCCCGATGCGCTTGCGCACCGTCTCCTTGGCGTCGTCGATGATGGTTTCCGGGTCGGAGTTCGGGTCGGAGAAGCGATCCTGACCGGAAAGCGCCAGCGTGAGGCCGGACGCATAGGACGCGGGATCGCGCGCCAACTGTGCTGCCTCCACTTCCAGCCCGAGCAGGATCGTATCGTAGGTTGCTTTCACAGAGGCCTTTTCGAGGTCGATGCCCGGCCCCTTCTCCGCCTCGTCGGAGACCTCTTCCGGCACCTGCGCGATCAGGCGCTCCTGGTGCAGGGCGAAGTCGCGCCCCTCGTAGCCGAGCTGGCGCCGTTCTGTCTGCGCGCCCGGCGCGCGGCGGGTGTTCTGCAGCCGGAAGGCATCCTTGCCGAACTCGATGCGCTTGCCGCCGCGCTGCGTCACCGGCACTTCCAGAAACAGCACCTTGGCCACGTATTCGGCATTGGTGTAGCCGCGCAGGTACTGCGAGAGCACCGGATCGACCATGCGCGCCTGCTTGATGTTCATGGGCATTGTGATTGTCTCCCTGCGATCAGCGGATGAGGATGGTCACGGGCTCGCCCGGCTGGGCGTCGTTGAGCGCCGTGCCGATGACGTTGGTGCCGGAGCCTTTCGGCACCGGCAGTCCGTTGGCATCGGAGATGACAGCATCACCTGCGCCAATGGCGGCGCCGGCCACCATCTGCACCGTGCCCAGCGCCAGCACGGGGAAGTCCTCGCCAGCGGCGGCGTCGCTCATGGCGACGCCCAGCACCTGGGCATCGGCCCCGGCCTGGGTGCCGGCGATGGTGACGAACCTGCCGTCGGTGATGGCGCCAGCGGCGCGGCGGGTGAGCGTGAGAATGTCGATATAGGTGCGGGCCATTGCTTGCCTCCGTCAGTGTCCGGACACGGCGGCCAGCGCCGCGTCGTAATCGTTGTTGCCGTGCTCGCGCATCCAGGCGAGCGCCTTGCGGTGCAGGGCCATGCGCTCCGGATCGACGGCATAACCGTCGGGCGCGGCGAAGTCGGTGGCCGCAGCCACCGTATCCTGCCCGTCCTCCGGCGCCGCCTCGCCGAACGCCACCGCCTGCGGCAGGCTCTTCAGCAAGGTCTTCAGCGCCGCCACCGGCGCGATCTCCTTCGTTCCACCATCGCCATCGGCGAAGCTGACCGCCTCCGCGCCGGTAGACAGCGCCACGATCAGCGCCGCCGCATCGTCCTTCAGCCCGGAGGGCAGCCGCCCGTCCGCCACCAGCTGCTCGCAGAACTGCTGCGCCTCCGTGCGTGCGATGCGCGCCTCGCGCTCCGCCAGCTCCCGGCGCAGGCGCTCGACTTCCGCCGGATCGGCCCCGGCCTGCTTCTTTTCACCCATGTCAACCTCCTTCTCGGGGGAATGATCGTCCCTATCAGCCGGCGCAGCGAAGGCGCCGGCCTCGCTCGCCTCTTCCCGCGCCTCCTCCGCCTCGGCGCGGCGCTGGCTTTCCTCCATCCAGTCGATGTAATGGCCGGGCACCACCTTCTCGGCCTCCTCCGCCCCGAACTTGTCGATGAGCCACTCACGCAGGCGCCGGAACACGCTCGCCGCCAGCGAAATGTCCGGATCGGACAGCTCGATGGTCACCGCATCCTCCGGCGAGCCGAGGGAGACGGGCTTCAACCCCGGCACGGCGGGGGCGGCCCCGCCCAGGAAGCCGACGTGCTTCAGATACGGCTTTCCCGGGCGGGGGTTGGCCGGCGAGGCCGGGGGGAAAAGGGAAATGGAAATTTTCTTGTAGCGACCTTCGCGCACGGCGCGCTCGAATTCCGGCGCGATGTCGCCGACGTCGGCGTAGAGTCGCTCTTTCTCGGCATCCCAGTGCAGGCGGCGCACCCAGCCGTAGGCGGGGCTGTCCGTCTTCGGGTGCCCCACCACCACCGGCGCCGGCGCGGCCTCCGGGTCGTAGCTCTCGGCCAGCGCCGCCACGTCTTCGGCGGTGTAGCTGACCACCTGCCCATTGAGCGCGGTGAAAGCGCCGGGCCGGAACACCTCGATACGGCGGGTTGCACCGCGCGCGCCCTTGCCGCCACCGCCACCACCATTCTTCTGCTGCTTGCTCATGCAAAATCGCCCCGACATTCACATCGTCAGGGCGACACTGGCGCACATGGAGAACCGGACGCAGGAGGAAGTGTTCCACCGCAGGGAGCGGGCGGCAGCCGAAAGGGTTCCGGCGCGTCACATTCGTGATATGTTAACCATCCATCCTTATTTCAGGATGGCTGATGGAGACAAGTCATGGCGCACAAGGTCATTTTGGAGATCAAGCCATCCGACCCCACGTCCGAGCTGGATGCAGTCACTGCATTTGGTGAGGTCTTGGATACTATAGATTTGGCCAATGAGACCCTCCCTCCGAAAGCTCGCCGCGCGCTCAGGTGGGAGCTGGAAAAGGCATCGAAAAATTCTCCCTTCACCGTGGAAATAGAAGCCACGGCAATAGAAAGCCCTGAAATTGATTTTCAGGCGGTCTCTCATTTGGCGGGAACCCTGGAATATCTTATAGACGATGTTGATGCGCCCCCTCCTGAGTGGCTTGGCGCCAAGGCCCTCAATAAAGCAAAGAGATTATTTGAGAAAAATGCCGATGGAGTGCGTTCCAATATCACCTTCCCTGAAATAAATAGAGAAATTCGCATCACTCAAATCACCGCTCATAAAGCCCTACGCCGCATTGAGGAGCTTCTTTCCAAGGCAATCGAATGGCCCACTGAATTGGGAAGCGTTGAAGGGCTTATTGTAGAGGTGGGACGCCATTATAAAAAACCGTCCTTTACGTTGAGAACCAGCAGAGACAGCGGATCGATAAAATGCATCGTCACCGATGATGAAGTGATGGAGCGCATCGGTCAGGAACATACATGGGCAGGGGCCTGGATGAGCAAGCCCGTTATCGTGAGCGGCAAAATCTTCCGCGATAAGGCTGGACAAATTCACAGCATAGAGGTGCGAGACGTTCGCTACCCTCCATCCCCTCCCAATAATTTGGAGGAGGCTCTGGATGAAGGTTTTACAGAGGGGCTTAGTGCTGAGGAATATCTAAAGAAAATAAGGGGGGAGATGTGATGACAACCCCACAAAAGGTATATTGGGATTCGTGCATCTGGATTGCACTTCTTAATAAAGAGGGCGGCCGCTTTGAAAATATTACCCCACTGTTCAATCGTGCCAAAAATAAAGAATTGATAATATATACATCCATACTTTCGCTCGTTGAGGTTGCAAAAACAAAAAATTACAAAGCATCAGACCCAGAGAGAGATGCATATGATAAAGAGGGCTTTGGCGGGATTTTCTTTTATAATTTTATAGAGCGCATCCAGCTTGATATTCCAGTTGCCTTATTGGCACGCTCATTTGTAGAGCACAATGAGTTAAAGCCATTAGATGCAATACACTTAGCTTCTGCCTGCCATTATTCTTGCGATGTTATTTATACATATGACACTAAGCTATTAAAACTGAATGGCAAAACATCTCCTGAAGGGCACCCACTCATAATATCGGAGCCACCTCCTCCGGAGGAACCTCCGTTGCCGCTTCAATAGCTCCTACTGACGCCGCTGACGGGGGTGCTGACGCAGGCAACTCTTTTTCTGGTGTCCACCTACCGGGGAGGGTGAAAGGCGCGTCTGTGGCGCTTGAAATCGCTTTTCATCTTTTCGGCCCCGGCAGCCGCCGCTGGCGCGCTTCCAACCAGCCGGCCAGCGCCTCCAGCACGTCCGCCGCATCGTCCGCGCTGATGCCGAGATAGGGGCGCGGCGGGATGACAGCTTTCTGCGCTGGCCTGTCCAGTCCGGGGATGCGCAGCGCCTTCGCCCGCCGCGGCTTGATGGTGGCGCCGAACTGATGCGTGAACACCTTCGGGTGATCGAGCGGCGTGCCCACCTCCGCCCGGCGCGCGTCCGCCTGCATCTGGATGGAGCCGAACAGCTCGCCGGTGTCGCGCAAAATACCGCGCTTGTTGCGCCGGCGCGCCAGCGTCACCGGAGAGAGCGGCGGCCACTTCCTGCCGCCCGGGCTGACCTCGCGCCGAAAGCGCCGTTGCGTGTTGCGCAGCAGCACCTCGCCCATGATGCGATGTGCGCCCTCGCGATCCGCCAGCGTCAGCTTCAGTCCCCGCAAGCGAATGGCGATCTCGTCCGCATTCCAAGTGATCTTGAGCATGAGCGCTCTCCAAGCTATATTATGAATGTGATCCGTAGGGACAGCCCGGTGGGAGGGCCAGACCTACCTGCGGACGCTGGCCGGCAAACACCTGCGCCGGCCTTAATCTTTTGTGCGCCTGTAGAGCAGCATGCCCTGACGCCTCTTTTCCAGCGGCCCCTTGGTGAATTTCCTGCCACGCTGCGGCACGAATGCCGTTACGCCCTCCCAGGCCCAGGCGCGCCAGTTCCACTCAAAGATTACCAAGGTGCCAGTCGCCGGATCGAAACGAATATAACGCCGGTCGATATGCGCGCCGTCCGGTTTTTCCGCCACCGACAGCCAGATTTCGTCCGGATCCCTTATTGTCTCCGCCAGCAGCAGCACGAGGCGGGCGCGCCCGCGCTTGCCCGCCTTCCAGTTGCCGCTGGCGTCGCGAAACAGGTCGGCGGAGATGACAACGCTGTTCCCGGCAACATCAGTGAACCGCACCGGCGCATCGAGATCGGCGCCGAACTCGGCCAGGAACCGCCGCACATATTCCTCCTCCGGCAACCCCTCGGGCAGCTCTTCCGCCGTGAATGGCCGGGCCAGCGCCTCCAGCGGCGGCAGCTCTGCCGGATCGGGCTTGCGCAGGAGGCCGGTGAAGTTGGTCACGTGCCAGGTGCGCATGCGCGGCGCGATACCGTCCGCCCAGGTGCGCCCCGGCGCATAGGCCCAGCCGAAGTCCACCCCAGCGGGATAGTCCACCATCTCGCCGGTGTGGGGATCCTTCACCTTGCGCAAGATGATGGACGGTGCGGTGTCCGGCCTGCCCTTCTCGCGGCGCATCTCCGCTTCCGTCACCGGCTCCACGCCGCAGGAGCAGCGCCAGCCGTTGGGCGGATAATAGGTCTGCCACCACGGGTCGGTGGCCGGCAGGATCAGCCCGTCCCAGGCCAGATGCTGCTCGCGCGGCTCGTTGGGCACGCGGGTGAAGGCATGCACATAGCGCCAGTAGGGGAAAGCGGCCAGCACATCCGGATGCCGCATCTGTTTCCAGCGTCCGGCGGCGCGCGCCGTGCGCAGGTTCGTCTCGTAGATCACCCGCGCCCGCCAGTCGCGCCCGCCGCGATAGCGCCAGCCGTGGCGCGCCACGATCTCGTCAAAACGCTCCAGCCAGCGCTCGAAGGGCAGCGCGCCGCGCAACCCCTCCAGCATGGCCTCGTGGATGTCCCGAAGCAATTCCTCCTTCATGGTGCCGGCGACCACGAAGGCGCGGTCGTGCGCATCGTGCAGGATGTCCGTCCACGCACTTGTGGGGATGCGCAGCTTGCGCGCCAGGAACTCGATGGCCTCGCGGAACGGGCTGACCGCGCCCGGCTCGGCAGAGCCGTCACCGGCAGCATGGGCAAGCGCCCCCGTCAGCCTCTTTTCGGCGCTTTTTTTTTACGCCGCCCGGCGAAGGGATTGATGCTGGCCTGCTCGATGACCTGTTCGCG